TTTAATTTGGCTCTGGGGAACGGTGTGGGGGTCTTCTCCGCAGAAATATTAAAAAGTCTCATGAAGGAGGGAGGGCTTGAAGTGGAATATAACATAAAGAAGTTAGAAAAAGAATTGTTATCTAAGATTGATACTACTAGTCAGAAAGAGCTTGAAAAAGTCAATCGCTATATTAATTTAATACGCATATATTATGAGTTAGATAAAAGCATTGAAATGGATGGAGCAGTCGTTGTCACTGAAAACGGCTCGCAAAAATTCACGAAAACTAATCCAGCAATACAAGAAAAAAATCGAATTAATACTTCATTATTATCTATTGAGCGTTCTTTTATATTCAAAGGCGAAAATGATAAACAAGATGGTAGTGACTTGATATGATATCAAATAAACATGTCGATAACTATATACAGTCGTACGAAAGCGGGAAAATACTACTCAATAAAGAACGTGTAGACTTGATAAATCACTTGCAAGAACATGTTCTTAGTAGAGATGATATATATTTTGATGAGACGCAAATAGAAAATTATATTGCTTTTAGTGAAAAATGGTACTTCCCTTTGGACAACTGGGAAAAGTTTATTGCACCATTTATTTTTTTATATTTTAAAGAAGATGATGAACTTTTTTATGAAGAGTTCTTTATAACCCTCGGTCGCGGTGGTGGTAAGAACGGGTTTATAAGTACATTATCTAATTATTTTATAAGTCCGCTACATGGGATTAACAATTACGATGTTTCGGTAGTGGCGAATTCCGAAGATCAAGCGAAAGTTAGTTTCAAAGAAGTATTTAATACAATAGACGGAAATCCTAAATTGGAAGGCAGCTTTGACGCGTGGAAAGCACAGATTATTGGCAAAGGAACCAACAGTGTTTTTAAATTTCAAACGTCAAATGCAAAAACTAAAGATGGTGGTCGTGAAGGCTGTGTTATTTATGATGAAACACATGAATATGAAGATAGACAAATAATTGATGTATTCTCTGGAGGACTTGGCAAAGTCGCAAATCCCAGAGAATTTTTTATTGGCACTAATGGATTTGTGAGAGCGGGGTTTTATGACAAGTTGGAAGAACGCAGTAAAGCAATTTTAAGCGGCGAAAATCTTAACGATCGCATGTTTCCTTTTATTTGTAAGCTAGACGATCCGGCAGAAGTCAAGAATGAAGCTATGTGGGAAAAAGCAAATCCTGCTTTTGAAAAGCCATTAAGTCCTCGTTCTAAACGCTTACTAAATAAAGTTAGAAAACAATATGAAGCATTAACGAATAATCCAAGCGGCAGAGAAGCATTCATGACTAAACGAATGAACCTTCCAGAAGTAGACTTGGAAAAGGTAGTAGCACCGTGGGAAGATATTCTCGCAACTAACCGAGAAATGCCAGAACTCCAAAACCGAGCTTGTATTGGTGCATTTGACTATGCAAGCGTTAAGGACTTCGCGGCTGTTGGATTGCTGTTCCGTGTGGGCGATGATTATATTTGGAAATCACATTCATTTGCTAGAAAAGGCTATCTGGATATCGCAAACCTTAAACCGCCCATCAAAGAATGGGAAAAGCAGGGATTACTGACCATTGTAGATGAACCTACAATCGACCCTCGTCATGTGGTCAATTGGTTTGTTGAAATGCGGGAAAATTACGGTATTCAAAAGGTCATTGGGGATAACTTCCGAATGGATCTTATGCGCCCGCTGTTTGAAGCAGAAGGATTCGAACTGGAGATTATTAGAAATCCACGTGCAGCTCATAGTTTGCTAGCTCCGCGAATTGAAACTTTATTCGCAAATCATCGCATTGTGTTTGGCGATAACCCTTTGATGCGCTGGTATACGAACAATGTAGCGGTGAAAATCAAACCAGATGGTAATAAAGAATACCTGAAAAAAGACGAGCATAGGCGTAAAACAGATGGATTTCAAGCATTTGTACATGCTCTATGGCGTGCGGATGAAATAGAAGACCTTGATGTAGATGAAGTTTTAAATATGCTTAATGCCATTACGTTTTAGGAGGTGATATATTGGGATTTCTTTCGGAGATATTTAAACGGAACAAAGAAATTGAGTGGATGTGGGATTTAGAGTTTTTAGAAGATAAAACAACAAAGGTTTATTTGAAGAAAATGGCTTTAAATACGTGTGTAAAACATATAGCACGAACGATCGCCAAATCTGATTTTAGATTGAAAAGTGGAGAAAGCAGTGTACGAGACGGATTGTATTATAAATTAAATGTTCGTCCAAATACAGATATGAGTTCGAGTTCTTTCTGGGAAAAAGTGATCTATAAATTAATCTATGATAACGAGTGCTTAATCGTCCTTTCAGATACGGACGATTTTTTAATTGCTGATAGTTATGTTAGAAAAGAGTTCGCGCTTTATCCGGATGTTTTTGAAGGGGTTACGGTGAAAGATTATCGTTATAATCGTAATTTTAGTATGGATGATGTGATTTTTCTGGAATATGGAAATGAGCGACTAGCTGCATTTACTGATGGCATGTTTGAGGATTACGGTGAGTTATTTGGTCGCATGATTCGAGCACAAATGCGTAACTTCCAAATCCGCGGGGCTGTTAACTTCAAAATGGCAGGCATTGCGGACGATGAAAAACAAAAAAAATTACAGACTTACATCGACAAACTGTATGCTGCATTTAATAACAATGAAATTGCCATTGTTCCTCAACTAGAAGGCTTTAACTATGAAGAGTTTGGAACGTCTAGCGTCAATAGTAGCCAAAATTTTGATGAGATCAAAAAACTTCGAAAAGAAATGATTGATTATGTAGCTAGTATTCTCGGCATTCCCTCTGCTCTGCTACATGGGGATATGGCAGATTTGAGTAATAATATGAAAGCATATATGGAATATTGTATTGATCCTCTCACTAAAAAGCTAGAAGATGAATTAAACGCTAAATTATTTACTTCCAACGAGTTTTTAGCGGGTGAACATATCAAAATCATACACAAAAAAGACATTATAGAAAATGCAGAAGCTGTAGATAAGTTGGTTGCCTCTGGTTCATTTAATCGTAATGAAGTTCGAGAATTATTGGGCGCTGAACGAGTAGATAATCCGGAATTAGATAAATATTTAATTACTAAAAACTATCAGTCAGCAGATGAAGGAGGTGAGAATGAATGAAGTTGGAGATTAAAGGAACGATTATTTCAAATAATCAAAAATGGATTTATGACATGCTTGATATGGAAAGTACTAGCCCAAGAGACATCGTTTTACCAGAAAACAATGAATCGATTGATGTGATTATCAATTCTGGCGGTGGTGATGTATATGCTGGTAGTGAAATTTATACTACATTGAAAGGATATAACGGAACTGTAAATGTGAAAGTTGTAGGTATAGCTGCTAGTGCGGCTTCGGTCATTGCGATGGCAGGAGATAAAGTGGAAATTAGTCCCACAGCCCAAATTATGGTGCATAATGTCGCTTCCGGAGTATTTGGTGATTATCGAGATCTTGAACATGAAGCAAAGGTTTCAAAAGGTTTCAATGTATCTGTGGCAAATGCTTACATGGACAAGACTGGAAAGAACATGGACGAACTATTAAACCTTATGGGCGAAACTACTTGGTTTAACGCACAACAAGCAGTAGAAGCTGGCTTTGCTGATGAAGTAATGTTTTCTAATGAAAAAGCACCGCAGTTAGTTGCCAGTCTCTCGCCGGTAATCCCACAGGATGCAATTGAAAAAATCATAAATAATATAAAACCGCCGCAGTTAGATATCGATGCAATTGTAGGAAAAGTAATAAATAAGTTAGAACAATCAAATGATAAAGAAGAGAAGCCGAAAAAAGAAAATATACATCCTTTCAAACGGTTTCTTTTTTAATACTAAAAAATAGGAGGAAATAGATTATGACTATCAAATTAAAAAACAACCTTGTAAATTACGAGGAAAAACGAACAGCTTTTGTCAATACTGTTAAAAACGAAGAGACACAAGAAATTCAAAACAAGGCTTATGTGGAAATGGTAGATGCAATGGCTGCTGATATTATGGATCAAGCCAAAAAAGAAGCGCGTCAAGAGGCGGACCAGTATATTTCAGCTAGCCGAACAGACAAAAATATCACGAATGAAGAAATTAAATTCTTCAATGATATTAATAAAGAAGTTGGTTACAAAGAAGAAACATTGCTACCACAAACAGTCGTGGATGAAATTTTTGAAGATCTAACAACTGAACATCCTTTCCTTGCATCTATTGGAATGCGTACAACCGGTTTACGTACTAAGTTCTTAAAATCCGAAACTAGTGGTCTTGCTGTATGGGGCAAAATCTTTGGTGAAATCAAAGGACAATTGGATGCTACATTCAGTGAAGAAGAATCTATTCAGAATAAATTAACCGCTTTTGTAGTAGTTCCTAAAGACCTTGAAAATTTTGGACCTGTATGGGTGAAACGTTTTGTAGTTACTCAAATTGAAGAAGCATTCGCAGTGGCGTTAGAAAGCGCGTTTATTATTGGTGATGGTAAAGATAAACCTGTTGGTCTAACTCGCAAAGTTGGAAAAGGCACTAACGTAGTAGATGGTGTATATCCAGAAAAAGTTGCATCTGGAACACTGACATTTGCTAGCTCTAAGGTAACTGTTAATGAATTAACAGATGTATATAAATATCATTCCGTAAAAGAAAATGGCAAGCCACTAAATGTAGCTGGTGAAGTTACGTTACTAGTCAATCCTACAGATGCTTGGGACGTTAAAAAACAGTACACAAGCTTAAATGCAAACGGTGTGTATGTGACTGCTTTGCCTTACAATTTAAATATCATTGAATCATTATTCGTTCCAGAAAAGAAAGCTATTTCTTATGTTGCAAAACGTTATGATGCACTTGTTGGTGGAGCATTGAATATTTCTACTTTTGACCAAACGCTTGCATTTGAAGATCTTAACTTATATGCTGCAAAACAATTTGCGTATGGTAAAGCCAAAGACGAAAAAGCTGCCGCTGTGTGGACATTAAATATCAAACCAACAGATCAAACTCCGGAAGGGTGATTGTAAATGGCTAAATTTGAAGTATTAAAGAAATTCAAAGACAAAGAAACAAAAGAAGTATATGAAAAAGGAACTGAAATTGAATTGACTGTAAAACGTGCAGATGAAGTCGCTGACAATTTGGGAGCTTCTTTTTTAAAACGATTGGATGAACCAAAAAAAGATAAAAAAAAGTAGGTGCTGTACATGGAAGTATCAGATGACCTTCTTAAAAAATTTAAAGAGCGTATGCACATTTCTCACAATAGCGAAGATAGCAATTTAAAAGAGTTGCTATCTTTTTCTATTGCTGATTTACAAGAAAAATGCGGGCTGTTTAATGTAGATGAACATGTTAGGGCAAGAGAATTGGTCATTGATCGTACTAGATATGCGTATAATGATTCGATAGAATTCTTCAACGAAAACTTTCAATCACAAATAACTAGCTTAGGCTTCTCTCTCTATGCAGATGAAAGTGGTGAATCTGATGAAGTTTCAGTTTAAACCTCAAAAAGTTCAGAGTGGCGATTTACGTACTCCGGTTGTTTTTTTTGAATATCAGCCGGTAAGTGGTCCTTCACCAGGTGAAATAGAAAAGATTACTCTTTTCGAATGTTTTGCAGAAGTTTATAAACCATCCATGAAAGATTTAGAAATTTTACATGGCACGGGAACAAAAGAAGCTGTCACAATTAATATTCGAGACACTAAAGGTGAATATACAGTTAGTAACAAACATTATGTAGAAATATTAGATTATCGCTATTTGGGCAAAAGATTTAATGTGATTGATGTTAGCCCAGACTTGCAAAGTAATAGCTTTGTAAATGTGCTTCTGGGGGTTCAAACATGAGTGTAGAAGTTACTGGAGTAGAAGAGTTGGAAAGACAGTTAGTTAGTATATTTGGACGAGAAAACTTGCCACAATTAGTAGACCCTGCTTTAATTGCAGGCGCAGCCCTTGTTGCAAAAACGCTTAAAAGTGAATTTGTTCAATTTAAAGACACAGGTGCATCGATTGATGAGATTAATATAGAAAAACCTTCGTATGACAATGGGGTAAGAAGTATAAAGATTGACTGGAAAGGTCCTAAAGACAGGTACAAAATAATTCATCTCAACGAGTATGGTTATACAAGGAATGGTAAAAAAATCACACCAGCCGGAACAGGTAGTGTTGCCAGGTCACTAAGAATATCTGAAAGAGCTTATAGGGCAATTGTACAGAAGAAAATAGGTGATAAATTATGATTGATATTTTGAACATCATATATACGACATTAAGTAAAAACGATATCATTCACACTACTTGCGAAGAGAGAATAAAATATTATGATTTTCCAAGCACGGGTGATTCTAACAAAACTTTCTTGTTAATCATTCCTTTAGATGTTCCAGTACCAACAAATTTTTCTAGTAACGAGGCTGTGTGGGAAGATTTTTTAGTACAAATCGATGTACAATCTGACAATAGATTAATTGTTAAACAAATACAAGAAGAAGTTAGAAAAGAAATGAAACGAATAGGTTTTGGGCAACTCGCTGGTGGATTGGATGAATATTTCCCAGAAACAGGGCGGTTTGTAGATGCACGAAAATACAGTGGATTGCCATACAAGCTATATCAATAAAAATAATAGGAGTGAAATAAATGATTACAACAATCGGATTTGAAAAAGCGACTTTCGGTATTTTTGATGAAAAAGATGAAAAAGTAACAAAAAAAGTAGAAGTAAATGGTAAGAATAAAAAAGGTGGTACGGTCGAAGCGGATATTTCTGGTCTTGATGCAGAGGCTATTAAAGTTTTTGCATCCAATGGTCCGTACTACATTTCCAAAAAAGGTTCTGGTGATGTTAAGCAAACGATTAGTATTATGGAACTACCTTTCGAATTAGGACAAGAGTTATTAGGTCGTCAAAAGAACGCAGATGGTATTGTAACTGTTGGGAAAAACACTAATCCACCATACGCTTCATGCGTGATGGAAAGTGAAACATTGCGAGGGGAACCGGTATTCTTTGCTTTACTAAAAGGGAAATATGGACAAGATGACGTTAAATTAAACACATCTGAGGATAAACCAAAGGAACCAGAGGCAACTAGTCTCACTGGCGAATTTGTTTATAATGACGCTGGGGACGTTTTTGCTATGGCTGTGGGCGAAGAATTCCGAGATAAAATTTA